CCAGCACACCGATCTGGTGCGGAGCGGCCTGGTGAACGGCATCCGCCGGCAGACCGGCCTGGGGATCGTGGTGGCGGCCTCGCGCACGCTTAGCACGGACACCCGCTGGTGGTTCGTCAACGTCCGCCTGCTGTTCAACTTCGTCAAGTCGTCGCTGCGAGACGGGCTGCGCTTCGTCCGCCAGGAGCCCCACACCGAGGATCTCCGCCGAACCGTGCGGCTGAACGTGGTGCGGCCGTTCCTGATGGGCCTCTGGCGACAGGGCGCGTTCGGCTCTGACCCACCGGACCAGGTCTTCACGATCAAGTGCGACGCCGAGAACAACCCGCCGGCCGAGGTCGATCTGGGCAATCTGCGGCTCGAAGTCTACTTCTACCCGGTCCGGCCGGCCGAAACGATCCTGATCTCAGTGGGGCAGCAGCCGAGCGGCGCAACCGCCGCCGAGGCGTGAGGAGCGAGCGATGGCGTTCAACGTAGGAGTCAACGTCCTCGAAGTCGACGGCCGGGCCAGCCCGACCATCGTCGCCGCCCCGATCTCGGTGGCCGGGCTGCTGGTCCGGAGCCAGCGCGGCGTGCCGGGCCTGGCGGTCCACGTGCAGGGCATGGTCGACTTCGTGTCGAGCTTCGGCGGGCCGATCGCCACGGCGTTCGGGGAGCACGCCGTGCGCGGGTTCTTCGAGAACGGCGGTACCGAGGCGTTCGTCGTGCGGATGGCCAGCGCGACCGCCCGGGCAGCCAGCGTCACCCTGAACGATCGCGCTGGCGCAGCCACGCTGATCGTGCGGGCCGGCCAGCTTGGCCGGAGCGACCCCGGAGTCTGGGGGAACGCGCTCTCGATCGCCATCGCCGACCACCCACGCGGGTCGACGGCGATCCCGGCGCAGATCCTTGGAGCGGCCGGCACCGGGGCCGGTGGGACGTTCGTCCTGGCGAACAACAACACGCTGGTCGTCGAGGCGAACGGCGCGCCAGCGGTCACCGTGACGTTCCACACGGCCGACTTCGCGGCGATCGGCACCGCCCGCGCGGATGAGGTGGCGGCGGCCATCAACCGCCAGACGACCGCCGTGCGGGCTCTGGCGACGCCGACCAACCGCATCCTGCTGGTGAGCGGCGTCACAGGGCCAGCGTCGCGGATCGTGCTAACCGGGACGGCACGCACAGCGCTCGGATTCGATGGCGTAACCGCCAACAGCGACGCCGGGCTGCCCGCCGGGACCGAGCTCATCGCCGTCGCGGGGACGGGCGGCCTGCTGCCGGGCTCGGCGGTCCGCATCGAGTCACGCGCGCACGTGGCGGCACCGAACGCACTCGCGGTGTCGCTCCCGGCCACCAGCGGGATCGACGTGACGGTCACCAGCCCGGTCGGCGCCCAAATGGTCGTGCCGATCCGCTTCAGCCCGACCGACTTCGTGGGTGGGCTGGGCGCGATCACGGCCGGCGAAGTCGTCTTCGCGATCAATCAGCAGGCGCGTGGCTTCAGTGCCGCGCTTCAACAGGCGAATCGCTTGGTGCTGATGACCGACCGCTTCGGACCTGGCAACGCCATCGACGTGGCCGCGCCCGCCAGCCCCACGGCGGATGCCAGGGCAGGGCTCGGCCTGACCGGCGCCGCGCCGGTCGCCGGAGCACTCCAGACTCGCGCGCTGACGACCGTCTCCGAAGGCCAACGGGTGATCGGCTGGACCGGTGGGCTGCCGATCCTGGCGAACCTGTCGCGCGTCGAGTCCACCGAATTCGACCTGATCGTCCGGCGGGACGGGAACCCGGTCGAGCGGTTCGAGACCGCGTTGCCGGGCCAGATTCTCGGCGCCGCCGGGCCCTTCGTGCTGGTCAACAACCAGACGCTGATCATCGGGGCAAACGGCACGCCAGATGTCACCGTTACCTTTACGACCGGCGATTTCGTCGCGATTGGCGCCGCGCTCGCCAGCGAGGTGGCTGCCCTCGTCAACGCCCAGGTGCCGGGCGTGCGCGCTGTGGCGACCACGGGTGGCCGCATCCTGCTGGTCAGCAACGTGACCGGGCCTGCCTCGCGAATCGTCGTGCAAGGGACGGCGGCCGGGACGCTCGGGTTCACCGGCGCCACCGCCAACAGCGACGGCGCGCTGCCGGCCGGCACGACCCTGGCCGCTGTGGCCGGGGTGGGCGCATTGGTCCCTGGCTCGGCCGTCCGGATTGAGTCGCGCGGGCACGTCATCGCCGCCAACGCCCTCGCCGCAAACACCCCGGCCACCAGCGGCATCGACGTGACAGTCACCACCGCGAACGGCCCCTTGCCCACCGTGCAGATCCGCTTCGCGGGCGCTACCGCAGCCGCCAACGTCGTCGCGGCGATCAACAGCCAGGCCAAGGGCTTCACCGCCGCGCTCCTGCGGGCAGACCGCCTCGTGCTCATGACCGACCGCTTCGGGCCTGGCAACAGTATCGCCGTGGCCGCGCCCGCCGCGCCCACGGCGGATGCCACGACGCCGCTCGGCCTGAATGGCGCGGCGCCGGTCGGCGGGGTCCGCGAGGCCCGCGCGTTGACGACCGTCTCCGAGGGTCAGCGGACAATCGGGTGGGCCGGCGGGCTCGCAGTCCCGACGAGTCTGGCACGCGTCGAGACCGGCGAGCCCGACTCGGTTCTTCGGCGCGGCGCCACCGAGGTCGAGCGGTTCGAGTCGCTCAGCATGCAGGCGGCGCTCAACTACGACGTGGCAGCCGTGGTCAACCACGCGACGGCCGGCTCGCACTACATCGTGGTCGAGAAGGTCACGACGAACGGGACGGCGGCGGGCCTTAACACCCCGGCCTTGACGGCCGGGGCCGCCCTTGGCGTCACGGCGGGCACGGACGGTACGGACGGCGACGCGCCAACCGAGGCGGACTACCTCGGCGATGAGGCGGCTCGGACCGGCTTCCACGCCCTGGACACGGTCGGCATCCAACTGCTGGCCTGCCCGGACACGACGGCGCCGGGCGTGGTAGCCGGCGCCCTGGCGTACTGCGAGCGGCGCGGCGATGCGATGTTCGTGGGGACGGCTCCGCGTGGGCTGGACCTCGACGGCGTCAAGGCGTACGCCAGCCCGTTCCGAGCCCGCAAGGTGTTCGGCGCGCTGTACGCACCGTGGATCGAGATCGTCAACCCGCTGGACGTGACGGGGAACGCGCCCCGGATGCTGGTGCCGCCGGTCGGCCACATCCTCGGGGTGTACGCCCGGATCGGGGAGGCACGCGGGGTCTGGAAGGCGCCGGCTGGCGACGAGGCCCAGATTGGCAACGCGCTGGCCGTCGAGTTCGACATGACGGACCGCGAGCACACGGACCTCGTCCGGAACGGCGGCGTCAACGGCGTGCGGGCCATCCCCGGGTCCGGCGTGATCCTGGACGCCTCGCGGACGCTGAGCACCGACACGCGCTGGCTGTTCGTCAACGTGCGGCGGCTGTTCAACTTCGTGAAGGTCTCGCTGGCGGACGGGCTCCGCTTCGTCTCGCAGGAGCCGAACAGCGAGGAGCTCCGGCGGATGGTCCGGCTGAACGTGGTGCGCCCGTTCCTGCTCGGGCTCTGGCGGCAAGGGGCGTTCGGGTCTGATCCGCCGGACCAGGTGTTCACGATCCAGTGCGACCCGGACAACAACCCGCCCGCCGAGGTGAATCTCGGCAACTTCCGCCTGGATGTCTTCTTCTACCCGGTCAAGCCGGCCGAGACGATCGTGATCGTGGTCGGCCAGCAAGACAGCGGCGCGGCGACGGCCGAGACCTGATGTTGCTGACGGCTGGACTTGATGCCGCTGCTGGCCGAGACCTGATGTTGCTGACGGCGGGATATGCGTGATGGAGGTGCATGGTGGCTGAGCTGACGTTCGCCGAGTCCTACCGAACCCATGGGTTCGTGCTGGAGATCGAGGGGACACGCTGTCCCGTGACGAAGGTGACGGGACTTGGCGAGGGTATGACCGACACGATCGAGCAGCCGGACGGCGGCTCGCCGGTCGTCCGGAAGATCGCCAGCGGTGTGACGAAGTGGGACACGCTGGTGATCGAGCGCAACGTGGACGGGTCTCCGAACGACCGGTTCTTCCAGGACTGGTTCGCCGAGATGTTCCAGTTGAACGGCTCCAGCCGGGGCTCGTCGAGGCGGCGGAACGGCGCGATTCTCAAGCTGGAGAACGGCGCGGAGGTCTTCCGGTTCGCCTTCTACGAGGGCTGGGTGAAGTCCTCCAAGTTCGCGGATCTCGAAGCGGGCTCCACCAACCTGTTCAAGCAGACGATCGAGATCGAGCACAACGGCATGGAGCGGATCGTCTAGGAGTGCCGCCCGCGCAAGGGCGTGTGTGTAGGGCGTACCCCCGCTGCCAAAACCGCCAAAACGCCAAAACCCGCCGTCCCGCTGCGTGCGCGAAACGGGGGGCGATTGAAGCCGAGTGAGGACGCATCATGGAGTTGATCAGACCGCGCGAGCTCGACCTGGACCTGCCGATCGGCTACGTCGACGCTGACGGCATCCTGCACAAGACGGCGACGCTGCGCAAGATGACCGGCCGTGACGAGGCGATCATGGCCGACAAGCGGAACCGCCACAACGGCGCCCGGCTGATCACCGAGCTACTCGGAAGCTGCCTGGTGCGGGTGGGCAGCATCGAGAACCCCGGCACCCGCGTGTCCCAGGCGCTGTACACCTCGGACCGTCACTTCCTGCTGATCAAGCTGCGTGAGTTCACGTTCGGGCCGGAGATGCAGGCGACCTACGCCTGCCCGACGTGCAGCGAGGCGAACGTGATGGTGGAGGATCTCGCCACCCTGGACGTGGTGATGCTGGACGATGGCGAGCTGCCGCCGGACCTCGTGGTCCACCTTGAGGACGGCTACGCCGACCGCTCGGGCCAGATCTACACATCGCTGGTGTTTCGCCACGCGGTGGGCGCCGACGAGGAGAAGATCGCACCAGCCCTGCGCGAGAACGCGTCGTACGGCAAGAACGCCCTGATGGCGCGCTGCTTGAAGGCGCTGGGCGACATGCCAACGTCGCGGGTCCAGGCGCTCGGCACGGCGATCTTCAGTGACCTGACCTTGAGCGACCGCGCCCTGATCGACAAGGCCCTCAACAGCGGCGGGCCGGGCATCAAGACCAAACGTGACCTGAACTGTCTGAGCTGCGGTCGCTCATTCACCGCCAGCCTGGACTTCAGCAGTTTTTTAGTGCCTTCCTGAACGAGTCGGACCGCCTGTTCCGCGAGGTCTTCTACCTCGCCTACCACCTCCACTGGAGCCACACCGAGACGATGAGCCTCCCAACGGATGAGCGCTGGACCTACATCCGGCTCCTCTCCGAGCGCCTGGAGCAGGAGCAGGAGGCCATCGAGAGCTCCAGGCGGCGCTGAACCAGTGACCCAGACCAATGCCTCAAGCACCGCGGTCGGTGACAGCCGTCCACACGAGATGAGCGACAAACGCCAATGCAGCTAGACCAGATCATCGTCGCCCTGGATCAGCTCCGATCGATGGTTGCCCAGCAGGGGATCGTCTCGGGGTCGATCCCGCACGTCATCGGACAGCTTGAGGACCTGGTGCGCGGAACCCAGGCCGGCCTGACGGTGCGACTGGAGGAGCGGGTCACGGCGACGATCTCCCAGCAGAGCAGCTCGATCATCGGGTTCATGCGGGAGGAGGTGGTCAAGCTGACGCGCTTCGTCGACTCCGCTGTCAAGGAGACGGGGGCCGACACCGAGCGGAAGACCCATCAGACGATCGGCAGCTTGCTGAGCGAGGCCACCCTCAAACAGCTCTTCTTCGACGTGATCAAGAACTCGGTCGGCGGGCGTGAGTCGACCGTCAAGATGGACAACATCACGCTCACGCCGGAGAACCGCCAGAAGATCGAGGGCGATCTCGAGCTCCTCTTCCATCGGATGATCTCCGAGCGGTTCTCGCCGATGCTGCTGCACGAGGGCTTCGAGCGGCTCCAGTTCGTGGACGAGGCGGGCAAGGCGTTCCGGCCGGCCCTCAAGCAGATCTTCGGCCCGGACGGCCCGATCACGATCATCGCCCTTGAAGAAGCGTCGCACAGTCCGAATTTTCATCCAGCCATGGAGGCGCTGTTCGGGGCCAGCGGCAAGCTGGCCGGCGCCGCGCACGATGCGGCCACCGGCGCGAACCTCGGCCCGGCCCTCCAGCCCTTCGAGGAGAAGGTCGAGGACGGCGTCAAGACGGCCCTGGACAAGGCCGGCGACGAGTCCAAGGCCCACGCGGCATCGGCGCTCGGCTCCAAGGTCGGCGAGGGTGCGCGGTCGCTCGGCAACATCCTGACCGCGGTCCCGCAGTTGTACGACTCGGTCAAGCAGCTTGGCGACGTCTGGAAGCAGCCGCTGGACAGCACCGAAGCGTACATGAAACTGTTTTCGTCGCTGGGTGGCGTGGTCAACCAGGGCACCCAGGCGATTGAGGCACTCGCCGGCGTCACGAAGATTGCCTCGGCAGCCCAGGCGATCTTCAACGCGATCATGGCGATGAACCCGGTCGTGCTGATCGTCCTGGCCGTGATCGCGCTGATCGCCGTGATCGTGCTGCTGATCGTGTACTGGGATCAGGTCAAGGCAGCCCTGCGGGATAACCCCTGGCTGGCCGTCGCGGCGGTGCTGTTCGGGGTCATCGGCATCATCATCGTCATCATCGCCTACTGGGACGAGATCAAGCTGGCGGTGCTGATCGCGGCCAACTTCATCAGCATCCAGGTCCAGACGATCGGGGCGTTCTTCGTGGGGCTGGGCAGGCTGATCGGGATGGTCTGGGACTTCATCGTCGCGACGGCCGCGAACGTCGGCATCTCGATCGTCAACTTCTTCATCACGGCCGGCACCCAGATCGAGAACTTCTTCATCGGCCTGGTCAACTCGGTCCTCAAGGCGTACAACGCCATCGCCGGCAGCGTCATCGGCGATATCCTCGGACTAAGCAAGGCCGACCTGATCCCGGAGGTGGACGTCCAGTCGCGGCTGATCCCGCCGAAGGACGTGCCGACCATCGACGTCAACGCGGCGTTCAAGCCGGCCGGCGAGATCAAGGGCGGCCTGGAAGGCGCCATTGCCGATCAACAGGGCGTAGTCGCAGCGGGCGAGAAGGCCGACGCCGACCGACGCGCCAAGGAGGCCGCTGCCGCCCAGCAGCCACCCGCCGCTCCCGCCTCCCCGGCCCTGCCGCCCGGACTGCCCCCGGGTGCCGGCGTGCCCGGGGCCGGCGGCCTCCCCCCACGACCGGACCTGCCGCCCGGTGCCGGCGCGCCGCCGGCCGGGGGCGGCGGTGGTGGTGGGGTCCAGGTGGAGGGCGGAATCGTGATCAACATCAACGCCGAGCGGATGGAGCTCGACGCCGTCGAGGCGATCACCGACGAGTTCGTCCAGCAGTTGAAGGCGAAGCTCGACGCCCTCCAGACCACAGCCGACTTCCGGACGGGAACACGATGAGGCCCGGGGCGACGCGACGCAACGCAGTGGCGGAGGACTCCTAATGGTGCAGCTTCAGAACCCGCGCCGAGGGTTCCTGTGCAGCGTCGGGCTGAACCCGGAGATCCTGGTGGAGTTCCAGTACAACCCGACCTCGCTTGCCGACAAGCGGGCGGTCACCTACGCCACCTTGAACGCGCCGGGCCTGCTGATGCCCGTCCGCCAGTACAGCCAGGGCGGAGACCGGTCCCTGACCTTCTCGGTCCGCCTCGACGGCCTGCACAAGGGGCCGTCCGACGACCGCATCCCGATCTCACTGGGCGCGGACGGCAGCATCACGCCGGAGCTGAACAAGTACCGAGCCTTCCTCTATCCCCAGATAAACACCTGGCGGACGGCTGGCGGCAGCTTCGTGCCCCTCTACAAGGCCGTGAACCAGTTCGCGAGCCCGCCGCGCTGCCGGTTCGGCTTCGGGCAGGACCGCCTGATCGAGTGCATCGTGACGGACGTCAGCATCACCGAGACGCTGTTCAACCCGGCCCTCGCGCCGCTCCGAGCCGACATCTCGGTGACTATCGTCGAGCTCTCGCCGTACGGCAACACGCCAACCCCGCCCGGGAGGTAACCGTCGTGCCAGTCCCACCCGACTCCCGATTTGCCAGCCTGCCGATCCTCGAAGTGACGGCCCCGGACGGCTCGCGCCGCCGCGTGCTGGCGCTGCCGTTGGATCGGCCGCACCTGCCGATCGCCGGCCGCCATCGGCTGAGCCAGGACGAGCCCCTTGACCTGCTGGCGCAGCAGCTTCTGGGCTCCGAGCGGCTCTGGTGGCGGCTGCTCGATGCGAACCCGCTGGTCTACCCGCTCGACTTGCGGCCCGGCGACATCCTGGACGTGCCAGAGCCGGGCCCCGCTACCCGCGTCACCCGGGCTCGGAGCTTCTGACCGATCATGATCGCCCGCCTGCCGATGGTCCGCACGCCGTACTACCAGGTTCTCCTTGAGAAGCTGGATATCACCCCGTGGGTCAGCTCGGTCTCGCTGGTCGAAGACGATCAGCAGGCCGACAACGTCTCGATCACCCTCCCGGACCCCCGGATGATCTACTCGGACTGCCTGTTCGAGGGCAGCATCGTCGAGATCGACCTCGGGTACGCCGAGCCGAATCAGCACGCCCTGATGCTGCGGGCGATCATCACCAAGGTCGAGCAGACCTACCCCGACAGCGGCGTGCCGGCCCTGACCCTGCGCGGCGAAGACCGCTCGATCATGATGGGGCTGGTCGAGAAAAAGGCGGTCTGGCGGAACAAGACCGTCACGGCGATCGTGAAAGAGATCGCCGGCAAGAACAAGCTGCCGAAGGTGCAGGCCACGCTCAGCCCGGACCCGATGGTCCGGAAGCCGATCAACCAGGACGGCAAGACGGACCTGGCGTTCCTCCAGGAGCTTGCGAAGACGTACCACGCGAAATGCTTCATCGAGCTCGACGAGCACGGCGACGAGGTTCTCTACTTCCTGCCCGAGCGCCGCATCGTGACGCTAAATCGCCCGGACACGCTGATCCTCCAGTACCGGATGGGGCCGGGCAGCAACCTGATCACGTTCTCACCCAGCTTCGACAGCAGCTACATCGACCGGCAGAAGGAAGTCTCGGACGTCGACGACAAGGGCAAGAGCGTCGAGAGCCAGAAGAAGCCGCCGGCCGAGATCGAGGTCTGGAAGCTGAACGAGGCACGGATGGCGCAGGCGTCCTCCGACGACGCCAGGATCATCAACAGCCTGTACAAGGTCGGGGTCGGGCGCAAGCAAGAGCTCCAGAAAGCACTGACCACCAGCAAGGTCTCGGTGGGTGAGGTGGCCCTGGATCAGTCGGACGTCGAGAGCCGCAACGACGTCTCGGAGTCGCGCAGCCTGGGGATGACGGCGACCGGCTCGACCTTCGGCAACATCTGGCTGCGCGCCAAGTCGAACGTGCAGATCCAGGGTGTCAACGCCCGCTTCAGCGGCCAGTGGTACGTCAGCAGCGTGACCCACAAGATCGACGGCGGCGGCTACAAGACGGACTTCAAATGCGTCCGCTGACCGCGCGCACCGGCCCGCAGGCCGCACGGGGGGAGGGACTGTATGCCTGACCTGTACTTCGGCAAGTACACCGGCATCGTCAAAGACAACCGAGATCCGCAGAAGCTGGGGTGGCTCCAGGTCTCGGTGCCGGCCATCTTCCCGCCGACCGAGCTCGTGACCGCCCGGCCGGCCCTGCCGTACGGCGTCTTCTTCGTGCCCGAGAACGAGACCAAGATCTTCGTCGAGTTCGAGGGTGGCGACTCCGGCCTGCCGCTCTGGACCGGCATCCAGTACGTCCCGGGCGAGTGGCCGACCGAGGCCGCCGCCGACGTGCCGACCCGGCGCGTGGTCAAGACGCAGGCCGGCCACCTCTTGATCTTCGACGATACGAGCGGCTCCCAGAAGATCGAGATCCACGACGGCGCCAACGGCCACGTCATCACGCTGGACGCCAGCGGCATCTCCGTGAAGGATGGCGTCAACGGCCACGCCATGACGCTGGACGCCAGCGGGGTGACCCTCACCGACGGTGCCCATCAGCACTCGGTGACGATGGCGGCAGTCGGGGTGACCGTCCAGGCTGCCAACGGTGCCAAGGTCGCGCTGGCGGCGGCCGGTGTCAGCGTGGACGGCGGGGCGCTGCCCGTGAGCGTGACCGGCCTGCTGGTCCGCCTGGGGCCCGGCGCGCTGCCGGTGATTCGCCTGGGCGATCTGGGCATCGGCAACCTCGGGGCGCCGGTCCCGATCACTGTCACCACGAATACGCAGGTGCTGGCATGAGTGGCCAGGGACCGCGCACACCGCGCACGGGGGTCTCACGATGAGCCTGGGGACGGACAAGACCATCGCCGCGAAGGAGTTTGTCGATGCGATGCGGGCACGCCTGGTCGCTCAGGACCCGTCCCTCGGGGCGAATGTGGACGACCCGGCGGTCCGGCCGAACCTGGAGGCGCTCGGACAGGCCGTCTTCCGGATCGCGACGGTCCGCGCCGAGACGGTCTCGGATGCCGCCAGCGACGCGGCGTTCTGGCAGTGGGTCGGCGAGGTCCAGACCTGGGTGACGGCCCTCGCCGCCTGGCAGACCGGCCTGCGTGCGGCGTTCGCCGCCTGGACGCCGACCCTGCCGGCCGAGGTTGCATTGAAAGCGGCGCTGCTCCTTCTCGCCGTCCCACCGGTCCCGCCAACCGCCCCGCCGAACGCGCTGCGCGGGACGATCAAATGATGGATACCAGGGGGAGGCACGCATGACCGGGCCGCTCGTCGGGTTCGGCTTCCCGTTTCGGGTCGAGGGCGGGCGCGTTGCGCGCTCGGCCGAGTTTGACAAGATCGCGGACAACGTCCGGCACGTCCTGAGCACGCGCCTGGGCGAGCGCGTGTTGCTGCGGACGTACGGCGGCGGCGTCCACCACCGGCTCCAGGCCCCCAACGACGAGACGCTGCGGGCGCTGGTCAAGCACGAGATTGAGCAGGCGCTACGGGAGCATCTGCCAACCGTGGTGCTGACCTCCCCGATCCGCCTCGTGGCCCGCGAGGAGGAGCTCAGGGTGATCGTCGAGTACATCGCCGACCCGCGAGCCGAGGCTCGTCGGCTCGAGCTCCAGATCGCATAGGACGGCGGCGATGGTAACGACACGACCACCTGTAGCCTCGGTGGACTACACCAATATCGGCTTCGAGGCGCTCCGCGAGGCGATGCTCGCGCGGGCTCGCGTGACCCTGCCGGAGTGGACCGACCACAGCGAGAACGACCTCGGCGTGATGCTGATCGACCTGTTCGCATTCGCCAGCGACCTCACGCTGTACTACCAGAACCGGATCGCCCAGAACCTGTTCCCGGCCACCTCGGACGAGCCGGCGGCGCTGATCCAGTTGCTGCGCTTGATCGGGTACGAGCTCCGCCCGGCCGCGCCGGCCACCGTGGACCTCCGGCTGACCATCGACTCCACCGTCACCACCCCGCCGGTCCCGATACCGGCCGGCAGCCAGTTCTTCGCGGTCACCCCGGGCGGCGACACCCTGACCTTTGAGACGGTGCGCGCGGTCACGTTGCAAAACACCCAGTGGACGCCGGCCGATGCCGACGGCCGGCGCTTCGCCTACATCTCGGTGGTGCAGGGAACGACCGTGCCCGACGAAGCGATCGGCGTCTCCGATGGCAGCCCGAGCCAGCGGTTCACCTTGCGGCAGACACCGGTGATCGACGGCTCGATCGTCGTCAACGTGGCAGAGCCGGGCGGCATCATCACCCGCTGGAGCGTTGTCCCGACGCTGGCTGACTCCGGCCCAGCCGACCGCCATGTGACCGTCCAGCGCGATGCAGCCGGGATGGCGACCGTGCTGTTCGGGGACGGCGTCAACGGCATGGCGCCCCCGAGCGGGACGACCACCCTGCCGGTCACCATCACGGCGACCTACCGCGTCGGCGGCGGGCCGGCCGGCAACGTCCAGGCGAAGACAGAGTTCCGGTCGGCGCTGCCATTCATCGTCGCGGCGACCAATCCGGCCGCCGCCGCCGGTGGCGAGAACGGCGAGGGTGTGCAGCGGGCCCGGGATTTTGCGCCGCGCCTCTTCCGGACCCAGGAGCGGGCCGTCACGGAGGAGGACTACACCGACCTGGCCCTCCAGGTGCCGGGCGTCGGGAAGGCCCGCGCCGTCGCGATAAGCTGGCGGCAGATCGCCCTCTACGTCGCCCCGACCGGCCAGGTCGCCCCGCCATCCGAGCTCCTGGTCCGCGACATTCTCCAGTTCTTCGAGAGCCGGCGGATGGCCAGCACGGCCCTGAAGGTGATCGGTCCGACGCCGGTCGACATCTACATCCGGGCGCGCGTCACGGCCCAACCGTACGTACTCAAGACCGACGTGGTGGCCGCCGTGGAGCGGGCCGTCTCGGAGTATCTGGCGTTCGAGGCGATCGACTTCGGGCAGCAGGTGTTCCTGAGCCGTATCTACGACGTCATCCAGAGCCTGCCCGAGGTGCTCTCGGTCCTGATTACCCAGTTCAGCACCCGGCCGAACCCCGCCCCCGAGGATGCCATCGCCGCAGACGGTCTGATCCAGCTAGGGGCGAATGAGCTCCCGCGCCTCGGCTACCGCGACAATCCGGAGACGCTCCTGCTGCCGGCCGATCCCTCGTTCCGCCCACCGCTGGCGATCGAGATTCGGGGAGGAGTGGCGTCGTGAAGACGGTGTCGGACGTGCGGGCCAGCCCGGTCCTGACCGGGCGGCAGATCAGGCTTGACTGGCGCAACCCGCCCGTCGCCGAGTTCGGCGGCACGTCGCGGCTGTCCAGCATCCGCATCATCCGGCGCGAGCGGATGTACCCGACGGTGCCCCAGGACGGCGATCGGGTGTACGACGGCGCGGTCGTCACGTCGTTCGTGGACACGGTGCCCGAGCCCGGGACGACGTACTACTATACCGTCTTCACGGTGGACGATGTGAAAGCGGTCCGGGCCGACGAGCGTTCGCGGGCCGCCGCGCCGGCCCTCCGCCAGTACGGCCTGGTCGAGCGCCTGTACCGGATGCTGCCGGCCGTCCACCAGCGCGAGGATCGGCCGCTCGACGCGACCGAGCTGGCGGCGCTCGACCCGGCTGTCCGGGACGCCCTCGACAGCCTGCCGCTCGACCTCCACCGGCGGGGGCAGCTCCGACGTTTCATGGCTGCTGCCGCCGCCCCGCTCGACGGGATGCGGAGTCTGGCGGAAGGGCTGCACGACCTTCGAGACGTCGGGAATGTGCGGGCTGACCTGTTGCCGGCCCTGGCCGACTGGCTCGACTGGCGGCTGGATCGGACCCTGCCGATCCACTTGCAGCGCAACGAGGTGGCGTCCGCCCCGCACCTGTATCGCACGGTGGGGACAGTCACATCCCTGCGCGCCCTGGTCACCCGCTACACCGGCTCGTACACCCAGGTCGATATAGGCGGCCAGATCGTCTGGCGCACCAACGCCTGGTACACCCGGGTTGCCGAGATGGGGCAGAGCCTCTGGCGCACCAACGACGCGCCGGCCGGCAACCTGTTCGCCGCCGTCGAGGAGGGCGGCGCCTGGCGAGCGGCTGACGATGCCGCCCCGGAGCTGGGATTCGGGCAGACCAACAACGAGGCCGGCGGGTCGGACAAGCTACCGGCCGTGCTGACCGGCAGCAAGCCCGCGCCGTTCAAGCTGCGCCCGGGCATGGAGCTCACGGTCACCACCGACAACCGCGTCCCGGTGACGCTGCGTTTCCAGCCCGGCGACTTCGTGGCGATTGGCGCGGCGACGGCCGACGAGGTGGCAGCAGTCATCAACCGCGTCTTCACCGAGCTGACCGCCACGCCGACGGGAACTGGTCGGCTTGA